TAAATATAGTATGCCACGTTTATCTTTATATCGACCAGAAAAATCAAATGATTACTACTTTTTAGACCGGGTTATTCTTGAAGAATTTTCCGTCGGTGGAACTGATGTCCTAGTACACAAATACATAGGTCCAGTAAATCCTGACGTTGAAAATTCAACTGCTGATCAACCACATTACGATGTTATAAAAGAAACTAATATACAAGATTTATTGTTTGTTGAAAACCGTGATAGAAAATATGATCAAGATGTATACACTATCCGTGGAATTTATACAGTACAGGATCAGGATTTTGACCTAAGTCAGTTTGGTTTATTTTTACAAAACGATACACTATTTCTAACAGTACATATCAATGGTTCAGTTAAAACTATAGGTAGAAAACTTATAGCAGGTGATGTTCTTGAGTTGCCGCATTTAAAAGACGAATATGCACTAAACGATTACAACATGGCCCTAAAACGCTTTTACGTTATTGATGAAGTTAGCAGGGCTGCTGAAGGGTTTAGCCAGACCTGGTATCCACATTTGTACAGACTGAGATTAAAACAATTGGTTGCAAGTCAGGAATACCAGGATATTCTAAATAAACCAGCCGACGAAGACAGTGATTTAACACTGGGTGATATTATGTCAAACTGCTCTAAAACATTGGCTATAAATGATGCTGTGATTGCACAAGCTGAATCAGATGCATTAAAATCTGGTTATGATATAACACATTTCTACACCCTTACAACAAACCCAGATGGTTCAGTAAACCTAACGACTGTAGACACAACTCAAATTACTGCTGACGGTGGTGATTTATCTGGTGTTACAATGAGTCTTACTGATCACCCACCACGTGATGGATATGATGGATACTTGTTAGGAACAGGTGATACACCAAATGGTGCTCCATTTGGTATTGGTATTGCTTTTCCGGCAAACAAGAGGTTGGGCGATTATTACTTACGAACTGACTTTATGCCACACCGAATGTTTATGTTTGATGGATTAAAGTGGATACGTGTAAAAGATGACGTTAGAATGACTATGACACCAAGTCCTGCTAGAATGACACAAAAAGGTACGTTTATTAACAACACTGCGACAAACATTATCGGTGGTGAAGTTGTTGAAGAACGTCAAAGTCTCAGCAAGGCATTACGACCAAAGGCGGATAACTAATGCTTCATTTTTACGACGGTCAAATAAGAAGATATCTTACACAAATGATGCGTATGCTGAGTAATTTCAGTTACAAGGATGGAACTGGAACATTACATAGGGTTCCAGTTGTGTATGGTGACAGTTCAAGACAGGCTGCAAACATACTAAAAGACAATAGCGAAAACATGATGCTTTGTGCGCCAAGAATCGCAATATATATAACAGCACTTGACATTGATAGAGACCGCACCAGCGACTCTAGTTATGTTTCCAAAGTACACATACGAGAACGTGCATACGATTCTCAAAATAATGAATACTTAAATCAGCAAGGTAAAAACTATACTGTAGAAAGACTTATGCCAACACCATATAAGTTAACAATCAATGCTGATATTTGGACAACAAATACTGATCAAAAATTACAAATACTAGAACAAATTGGGGTTTTATTTAATCCAAGTTTAGAAATACAAACTACTGACAACTATGTTGATTGGGCGAGCTTAACTGTTGTAAATCTAGATGCTATAAATTTCACAAACAGAAGTATACCCATGGGAAGTGACGCACAAATTGATATAGCTACTATGACTTTTAGTACTCCAATATGGATATCACCACCAGCAAAAGTAAAAAGATTGGGTGTTATTACAAACATAATAATGAACATTTTTAATGAGGATACTGGTACTATAGATTTGGGCCTAGCAACACCTATTTTAAATCAGTATGACTCAAGTGCAGCTGGAAAGGTTGTCAGAAGTGGTGGTGCCATAACGGCCACCACATCCAACTTACCGGGAGAAACTGTTAGTGAAAATATAGAACTCGGGTTGGACTATGCTACTAGAGACAATCGTCCTGTGCGAATTTATGCTGTAGATGCAGGAACCGACTTTCCAGTACACGGTTCATATTTAAACAACGATGCATGGGTCTTACAAACATGGACAAAAACTGGTAGATTGAGTTTGGACCCAGACGTTATAGATAACCTAGATTTAATTAGAATAATACAAATAGACGAAAATACTTTGACTGAAACACAAAACAAATCAGAAGTAGTGGCAGTAAATCATAGACAACACGGTGTATATATCGAGGGTACACGGGCAAAGCTTGTTATAAACGGTTCTACTAAAAAACAAAATTGGATGAACGTATTTCAAACATACCCTGGAACATATACTGCTGGTGTGAGCAAAATAATACTAAAAAGACTAGATTTAGATATTATTATTTTTGGAACAGTTACACTTGAACCTACTGATTTTAGTATATTAAATGTAGTTTGGGATACTGACAGTTTTCCAACAAATACTAACATAAGTGGCAGAACTACAGTTGATTACGTAATAGACCCAACAAGATTTAATCCAAGATTAGTAAAACAACCTGGGTCAAGATTCCTAATTCTAGAAGATATTGGTTCAGATGAAAATACAAGTGGCCCAAGTGCTTGGAAACAAAGTAACGATACTGACTTCTATGCAAGTGCAAACGACATAATTGAATGGACTGGCACTGACTGGAATATTGTATTTGATGCAAGTGCAAACCCAGAGACTGTTTATGTAACAAATATATTCACAAATACACAATATATGTGGGATGGTGCTGATTGGACTGAAACCATAAACGGATTTTATCCAGTTGGAAGCTGGGATGTTAACCTAGACGGATAATTATCTTTATGAAGAAGATTATTTGTAGTGGTGCATTATTTTATTCGTTAAACACTGAACGGTTTTTGTTTTTACACAGAGCACGGGGTAAACGTTCTGAGCTTTGGGGTCTTGTTGGTGGAACTAACGAAGAAAGTGAAACTCCCTGGGACGGGCTTTGTAGGGAAATAACTGAAGAGATTGGTAGTATCCCAACTATGAAAAAAACCATCCCGTTAGAAACTTTTGTAAGTAACGACGATCATTTTAGCTTTCATACCTACTTGTGTTTAGTTCAAGACGAGTTTATACCAAAGTTGAATGAAGAACACGATGGGTATTGTTGGGTTAGTTTTGGTAAATGGCCAAAACCACTACACACTGGTTTAGCCAATACTTTAAAAAGTAAAACTAACATAAAAAAGTTAGAAACTGTATTTAAATTAATAACACTTATTAACTAATACGTTTAAAGTGGTAATCAGCGTCTGCATACCCCTGGGAAACTTTTGACACCAATGCAAAACCCTGTTCCTGCATAAACTGTATTACAGCTTCAACCTTTGGGGCTCCGGAATTATAATCAGTGTGTTGTGCTTCTAAAATAATATCGGTACAGTTTTTAAGGCATTTTTTAGCACCACGTAAAATGTCAACTTCTGAACCTTGAACATCTATTTTTATCAAATCAGGCAAGGGCCACAGGTTCTCTTCAACTATTCCATCCAATGTCCACCCAACAACTGAAACACCATCAGACTCTGAATATTCTCCAGTAGTTTCCATGTAATAACTGTTTCCACCTAAATTATTATCTTTTTTATAAAACGTTAATTCTTTACCATCAGTATCAGTTAATACATCTATCCAATAGGGATTTCCTGACTTAGCAAGTACCGGTTCCACGTCAGGATTTGCATCGAACAAATAATATTCCGCGTCTTTCCATATATCTTTTGCTTTGTTTGTCCAGTGTAATACACAAGCCCCTATGTCATAAATTACTTTGGGATTTATATTCATATTTTTCATATACTCAACATAATCACCGGGAAGTAAATCCATACTTGCAACTTCATTTATGTATTTTTCTTTAGAAAAAACTGGTTCAGTGTGCTTGGGTAGTGAGAATGTTGTTTGACCTATATGGTCACATCTTATTGATGTATCTGCCCAAACTGTAAACCCAAGTTCTCGTGCTTTAAAACAAAAGTATATGTCTTCACTGAATGTATGAGCATGATCAATTGCAGACTTATATACAAAATGTGGATATTCCATTCTTCTGATCACATTACTGTTTATTAAACAGCAGCCCATACCACATGCCGCTATTTCAATAATTCCAGAATTTTTTACATCATCAAAATTTGCATTTGTTGCCCCAAATGGTGCTTGTAAATATATTTCTAAAATCTGCCTATCTGGTATACGCTGTATATAGAGACCACTTATTATATCTTTATCAGCTTTTAGCATTTTTACCAATGCATCTTTTGGTACAACAATGTCACTATCTACACAAAACAGGTAGTCATATGCAACAGCCCAGTGTGCTATAAGATTTCGTATCTGATCTATCTGATATCCGTAAAAATATTGAAACTCCAATTCATATCCATCAGGGACTTCCAGGTTCCATAAACTTCTAAATGTTTCTGATTCAATATACTTGTTTGTTGGTATTGCCAAAAGTATTCGTTTTTTCAATTTTTCTGGTTTCCTGTAGGATAGTTCCGCATTACGATTCTGCTCTTCGCCACGAATTTTGTAATCATTAAGTGGATTTGCATCGTTATAGTTACATACTATTTCCCGATTGCAGTATATTTTATTTGAATCGACACGTTCTATTAATTCATAGAATAGAGGATTATCGTGACCAGAACGCATCCAATTATTGTTTTCATCTTTAAATTTGGATTCATCCAAATTCTTTATATGTTTTCCCAACACAGTTCTCAAATGTGTATAAGGTATACGCCAGTTAAAAAGGTGTTCTCTATAGCTTTTGTTTTCTTTTACGTGTTTTGGGTATTCTTGTGATATCAATGGGATATTATCAACAACGCTCCACATACTTCCGTATGTGAATTCGTACCCTTGATTGTAGAGGTCATTATAGTAATGAAAAATTGTATTGTTATTTACCAACCAATCGTCGCCGTCGAGTAATATAACAATGTCGTCATCTTTTACAAATTCTTTGACTGCATTAAGTTGATTAAATATTGCACCTTTATTTGTTAAGTTAACAGTGACGTTTAATTTAGGTTTAATATTATCAGGTAATGAATTTATTACTTTAGCTACTTCTAAATGTGAACTATCTTCAGACGCATCATCAATTAAAATATGTTGAAAGTTTTCGTAGTCTTGACTTGCTACACTTAATACATTTTTAGATACGTATTGTTCAGCATTCCAGAATGGACTAATTATTATAATACGTCGTTGCTTACTATATGAAGTAAATTCTTGCTGATTCGGCATATTCATAGATCTACCAAATATCCTAGCAACTTTCTTATTAATCCTAGTTACAGTCCTATACTCTTTAACTGGTAAAAAATTACCGGTTATTTTATATAAAAATTGTTTCCACTGTAGAGCAACTGTATCCCACCCAGCAACATCTTTTACAACATCGCAGTAGTTTTGTTTCTGCTGATGCAAGTATGTGTTGTTGTATGCATCTATTACTGTATTAATAAATTTTTGAACTTGATTCTGTTTGTTTATATCAGGAAACAAGCTGTTTGGTTCAATCGCATAATCAATAAGATAACACGCTTGTTCAACAGCAGTTTCTTCCAACGCACCAAACCGTGTAGTTACAAGTGGAGTTTTGTACAACAGAGATTCAAGAGTGCTTATCCCAAATGTTTCTGGAAATGCTCCAGGAAACAACATCATATTTGCGTTTGCAAGGATGTCTGCTATTTGCCGTTGTGTTATTACACCAGTAAATGTAATTCCAAGATTTTTTAAATATTCTTGATTTGCCAAATCTTTAATTAATTGTTCTTGTTGGTCAGGTTCAGCACCTTCTCTAAATCTATAATATCCACCAATAACAGTAAGTCTTGCATCAGGTATCCTGTTTTTAACTGCTGGCCAAATGTGTTCCAGTAGCGGAATTAGTCCTTTTGTTGCACTTGCATTATACACAAAATGATTACGATCTTTTTTAGTTAAATCAACTTCAGGAATGTATGTTACTGCGCCATTTCTTGTTTGAAAAATATATTTTTTTAAAACTTCAAAATTACGACGGTTTCCATGATTTGCATTTAGTATGTAATTTGTATGAAAATCACTAAGAGTAAAAATATGATGAATTACACCCCTGAGTACTAGTTCTTCAACACCTTCATCACCTTGTACAAATGTATCATGTAACCAGAGTATTCTTTTTTTGGCAGTTGGAATAAATGGATAATGGCTGTTTTCCAAAAAAGGATAAACACTTCTAGAGACTATAACAATATCATATATGTCAGTATGTGTAGGTGCATTCTTGTTATCAATGTATCTTACATTGTTGTAAATTCCAGAAGCTGAATAACTGCTATCATCACAGTTATTAACTACTGTTACATCAAAACCTATTTTAGATAATTCTTTTGATATAAGAATTACAGCACTTTCACTGCCACCCAAACCATGTTTTTCAAGAGTATTACCGTCGTAGCAAAGACCGAGTTTGTCAACAATACAAATTTTCATCAAGTACCTTTTTATGTAATTATAACATAAAAAATACTAACGTCAAATATTTGGTTTTGCTGGCCAAGCAACACTGTCTATGTCTAATTCAAAATACTGATTTAAGGTAGGAGACGAACTGTTGGGTAAATCACGTAATGCTTGCATGTAATTGGAAAGCTCTAGGGGGATAGGTTGCCCCATACTCATATATTTTATAATCATCCAATCAACTTCTGCTAATCTTCGGTCACGCTCAACTCTAAGTAAACGCATAGGCTCTGCTTGGTTTAGTTCCAATGTTTTTGCATTTAGATCGTCTAAAGATGGCTTTGGTATATCGGTGCTAAACCACTGAAGTGTGCTATAATCATCGCTCAGTATGGTCCAACTTGCATTGGGTGCTACTAAAGGTATTGCATGTACTATATCGTATTTCATTTTATCTCTCGTATTCAAAAATATACATATGACTAAATCCTGCCATAGTATTTGCATTTAGATTGTTTATATGTAGGTTATAAGATGTACCACTCCACCTACTCAACGCATATACAGCATAGGTTCTTGCATTTGTGTTATATGACGTCTCATAATGAGAGACCCTAACGGTATGTAAATATATACCAGCTGTTTCTCCAGTATTAAATTGTGTTATTTGCATATTAGGAACTGCTGTATTTGTGTAGGCACGGTTTTCAACTGTTGGCAAGCCGTCCTTGTATATAGCAAATGTATTTATATATGTTGCACTGTTGAGTACATATGCATTAATAACTATTAACGAAGTAGGGCTTATTGGTGTAAAACTTATACTTAAACCAGTAACACTAGTAGGAGTTTCAGTATTTATAGTTTGCCTTGCTGGTCCCGATCTGGAATACGCACTTTGAATAAGTCTACCGGTATCAAGGGTTCTACCATCTGGTAAAGTCATATTGGATTGAGTTAATGTTATTGGCATTATAATACTTCCATTAAAACCATTTGACTAAAAGTTGCCATATCTGTAGTATTTCTGTTGTTAATATACAATGTAGTAGCTACACCTGCCCCAGTTGAACCAGTTGTGCGTATGGTGTAGGTTCGAGCAACTGTACTTCCGGAAGTTTCATAATGCATGACATGACTACTGTGCAATAATGTAGCATCGTTGCCAATATAATAAGTAACTTGCATGTTTGCTTCATTGTTATTGGTTTGACCAGTTGTGCTTACTGTAGTAACCCCATCTTTGAAAACACCAAAACTTACATAGTTTGTACAAGTATGGCATATGTTTGAAAAAATAAGTATAGTGGACGTACTACTAATTGGAGTGTATGTTATACTTAAACCAGTTATAGCTACAGGAGTTAGACTAGTTATAGTTTGAACTGCTGGACCAGCAGTTGCATAAGCTGATCCCAAAACCCTATCGTTTATTCCTGTTAACCTGTAACCGTTAGGAAGCCTTATACCATCAGAGCCGTGGATACTTAACGAGTTAAAATTCATACCTCTATCTCCATAATTTCCATGTAAGCAAAACCTGCCATATCGTTACTAGACCGATTGTGTACATAAACTGTGTAGACTGTGTTGCCCCAACCAGAGGTGAGTCTTACATCATAAGTTCTAGCAGTAGTACTGCCTGATATTTCAGAATGTATAAGGTATGCTTGGGTTATGTATCCAGCATTGTTTCTTATATAATTTGTAAAATTCATATTAGCTTCATTGTTATTGGTTTGACCAGTTGTGCTTACTGTAGCAACGCTGTCTTTAAATATACCCAAACTTACAACCAATGTAGTACTATACGTAACACTTGAAGATATAATGAGTCGTGAAGTTGATGATTTTGGTGTAAAATTTATACTCAATCCAGTTATAATAACCGGAGTCAAACTTGCAATTGTTTGAATAGCTGGACCAGCATACACTGTGGATGTTTGAAGAATATTCTTTTCACTGGCCCCAAGAGTTGAGCCATTGCCAAATGTTAGTCCAGTTGTTCCATTCAATGTAATAGGCATTAGTCTAGTTTAAGTCCTGCTGGTTGTACTAATTTTAATTCTTCTGGAGTTTGTGCAGCTTCGATTCTAGGGTCATTGGGTGCGTCTCTAAGTGCTTGTTTTTGAGCTACAATAGCACTAGTATCAGCACCAGTTTCCAATGCTCGAATAAATTCTGCATCTAGTTTTTCTAATTCTGGAGTTCTAGCATTTCTAATTTTTGTTCTCCAAATGTTTCTAGCTTTTACCATGTCAACATCAATAACGCCTGTTTCATCATTTGCTGTCCATGCGTCCCTGAAAACTCTTTCTAATGGCAAAGTAAAATCTTCTGCATTTAGTTTTCTTGCGCCTATTTTTATGAACGTTTGTGTCATGTTGTATCCTTTATCTAATTATTGCAAATGAAACATTAACTCGGTCGAGATAACCGGCCGTGTTTGACTGCCCAGTAGTAGTTCTAACCGCCGTAGTTGTTTTGGTAAGAACCCCACTAGCATTTGCATACAGTGCTGTAATTCCTAGAGGGTTAGTGGCATTTGTGTTGTTAGTCATACTAAAGCACCCATAATTTGCATCTGTTATAGCTGACGTAATATTAACGGTGTAATCTCCAGTACCGTTGTCAGTGAGACTTGCAACATTACCAGAAGCAAGAATTGCTATTGTACCAGTTCCATTAAAGTTAACCCATGCTTTTGTGGTGTATACTTCAACACCGCTTGTATTCTGTATTGTATTAACTCGAACTGTACTCATGTTGGTAGCCTCCAAGCATCCCGCCATTCACGAGTTGGGGGCAATTGCTCTTTTCTAATTATTCTAAATCTTGGTTTATTTGCACTGTTATCGTTCCAAACACGCTCTGGTATATCTTTCATTATAAGATATTCTATAGCTTCCTCTTCAGTTAATGCACCGATAGGCGGTTCATTATGAAGAAGATAACTTCTTGTATGTTTCTTAAACCCAGGAGTTGCTTCGTCCTTTGCCAATTCCCAATATACCCAAACGGGTGGTAATACCCCACCAGCCATTGCAGCGGCCATCCAGTTTGGATCTGGTACTAAAATTTTTGTCGGACTTTCTGGTTCCAGCGGATCCTCAAAAGCAACTCTATATTTTGATTCATGTGGTTCGAGTTTTTCTTTTGCTTCCATTAATCTTAACCAAAGAGTACTCATGCTAAATCTCCTAATATAAAAACACCCGCTTGTAGTATGTCTACGTAACTAGATGTTTCATACCCACCATACCTGCAAATTCCAGTAGTTCTAGCATTATCAATGTTTCCACCTGAAAATAATGGTACTCCATAATTGGCAAGTTCTGTAGCTTCAATAACACTGTAACACGCAGTACCAGATGAAAAATATGAAACGTTTTTCATAAGTGATGTTATGTTTGTTTGGTATTTACCAACTCCATTGTCGGTTATACTAGTAGTATTGAAACTGTCTCTGATTGCAATAGTTCCAGTGCCGTTTATAGCAGTCCAACACTTTATAGCCCCGTGTACTAAAAAATTAGTAGTAATGTTGTCTGATATACTAGGTCCTATATTACGGAATCTAGTAGTACTCATGCTAGATCTCCTAGTATAAAAACACCCACGTTTAGCACGTCAATGTATGCAGCATCGTATGCCCCATATCTACAAACACTAGTTGTTCTAGCATTGTCTGTACTTCCACCAGCATATCTAGGAGATATATAAATATCATATTGGTTTGCATCCACAGTATTATAACATGCTACACTAGAAGATAGGTATGAAGCATTATTCATGTTGTTTGTTAGTGTTGCTTGATATTTTCCAACAGCGTTATCAGTAGTAGAACTTACGTTAAAGCTGTCTCTAACAGCAACAGTTCCAGTACCATTTATTACTATCCAGGTTTTTCCAACCCCATTGACTAGGTACGTAGTCCCAAGAGTTTCTGATCCGTTAGATATGTTAGTTGTTACTAGCGTACTCATTATAATTCCTTACACAATAGTCCAAACTTCACCATCACCAACTGTAACCGTTATACCGTTTGCAATAGTGATAGGACCTGCACTCATTGCATTTTTTCCATTTGTTATCGTATAGTTTGTAGTAACTGTTTGATCATTTTCCCAAAAAACGTCATCAGATCCACCGCCAGTTATACCGGTTCCAGTAGCACCTTGGGTTCCTTGAGTTCCCTGTGTACCTTGGATTCCTTGTATACCTTGGTTTCCTAGTAAACCTTGTATACCTTGAATACCTTGGCGGCCTTGAATTCCCTGGGTTCCTTGTGGACCCAGTGTACCTTGAATACCCTGTAAACCCTGATATCCGCCTGCCAGAATGTCACTCAAATTAAATGGCATTAGTTGATGTCCTTTTCGTAATTATTTATTTTTAAGGTAAGCAATATCTTGCTCCAATTTGTCTATTTGATTTTGTTGTTCTTTGATTGCCTCAATAAGCAATGGAACTATTTTTTCGTATACAACAGTTAAATATTCGTTTCCGGTCTTACTCTTGTATGTTTGTGAAGTATCGTCCCATATTATGTCAAATGGGGCTGGTGCAACTGCTTGTGGAATTACTTCAAGAACATCCTGAGCTAAAAGTCCAATATCATTTTTTAAGTTTCGTGGATGGAATCCTAAATCATTAATTACTGTTTTCCAATCATAAGTTACCCCATTGAGTTTTTTTACTTTGTCAACACTGTTTTCAATAGTTTGGATATTTTCCTTGAGTCTATTATCAGATGCGTATGCTGTTATTTCACCAATTGCTGAAAATGATCCACCAACAGTTGCGTTGTTATTTGATAAGTTGATAGTAAGTGGCCATTGGCCACTTACTTGCGTCCAAGTTTCAGTATCAACACCACCTCGTAGAACATAGAGCAAATTAGAATTACAGTGTATCATTGCAGAGTTTTCAACAGTGTCTCTAAAATATACCGTAGGACTTGCACCCCGTAGTACCAAAGCGCCCTGCTGGAACCTATTAAGTGTGTCAGCTGTGATATCAAATCCAGTTGATTGTACATCTGATGTAAATGTCTTAATTCCACCGATACTCTGATCACCAGTAGTAAGAACTGCGTTTACCGGTATAGACCCTTGAATACCCTGTATACCCTGGCTACCAGTAAAACCTATTTGACCAACAGTTGTATAAACTTGCCATGTGGTTCCGTTATAAACCATATCAACACGTATGTTTGATATATTCAATACCAAGTCATCAGCTATGCCCTCAATGGTTGCAGCATTTCTACCAACAGTTAGTGGATTGGTGGCAAACGTACCAGTTCCATCAACTATTACAATAGTGTTACCAGAAACTGGAGTAGGCGGTAGGTTTATGGTAAACGACCCAGCTGCTGTGTTTGCTATTATAGCGTCTTCATTAACAGAAGTATATGTCGTAGTCTTGGAAGTCCATTGCAGTGAACCCCTGAATCCCTGGATGCCTTGACGTCCTTGAATTCCCTGTGTTCCTTGTGGACCTTGAGTTCCTTGAATTCCCTGTACGCCTTGAGTTCCTTGAATACCTTGAGTACCTTGAACGCCTTGAATTCCCTGGATACCTTGAGTTCCCTGTGGCCCTTGGGTTCCTTGGATTCCCTGACGTCCTTGAATTCCCTGGATACCTTGTACTCCCTGAATACCCTGGACACCTTGTGTTCCCTGGGTACCCTGTGGTCCTTGGGCGCCTTGGACACCCTGGATACCTTGGACTCCCTGGATGCCTTGGACTCCCTGGATGCCTTGAGTTCCCTGTGTACCTTGGGTTCCCTGGGTTCCCTGTGGTCCTTGTGTTCCTTGCAGTCCTTGGACCCCTTGGGTTCCTTGAATCCCTTGAATCCCTTGCGTACCTTGTGGGCCTTGGGTGCCTTGGTTACCAGTAACACCTTGGATACCCTGACGACCTTGAATGCCCTGAATACCAGTTAGTCCTTGAATACCCTGAATTCCCTGAGTACCTTGTGGACCTTGAATACCTTGGCTACCGGTTATACCTTGTGTACCACCAGATCCTTGTATACCTTGAATACCTTGGCTGCCTGTTGTTCCCTGTGGCCCTTGTGTTCCTTGATTGCCCTGAACTCCTTGTATACCCTGTGTTCCCTGAACCCCTTGGATACCCTGTGTGCCCTGTGGGCCTTGTGATCCCTGAATCCCTTGTATACCTTGAATTCCTTGACGTCCTTGGATACCTTGAGTTCCCTGTGGACCTTGTGATCCCTGAATACCTTGTATACCTTGGACACCCTGGCTACCTGTATAGCCAGTAAACGATTCGGATAAAAATTCACTTAATTTAACTGCCATAATACTTCCTTAAGCCTGAGCTTCGCTCCATCTTAGAATAATGTGTCCAGTACCAGTACCAGCAGTTAAACGAACGTTTATTGCCAAAACGTCAGGCCCATCTGGATATTTAAAATTTCCACCTAGAGGTGATCCAGTGAGTTCTTTTAGCTGTGATAAGTCAAGTCGTTCACCAACAGCACCTGATGTAACACTAGGACCAGCGAACGCAAAAACTTGTTCCCCAGGTAATGCAGATGTGCCAGTCGTCCAGGTAGCAACAGTTGCCACCTGTGCAAAACTTGGCTGACCACCAACAGTTTCAGCACTCAAACCACTCCACGTGGCGGTATTTAAGTTTCTAGGATTCAGCACCCCTTCAACAATTACAGCACCAGACGTTGCACCCCCACTTACGTTAATACCAACTGATTGTAGTAGTAACTGGCTACGATTTAACAAACTTCTTTCTCCTAGAAGGCCGACCTGACTGTTCTCAACACTCGGTGCTAGTCTAATTAAGAAAGCAGTAGCGTTGGTAGTAGTTAAGGCAATACCAGTTCTTTGATAGTTAAAAATATAACCGCGGTCTTCGTCGAAACCACCGTCCATGAGCATAGCACTACCCCAGTGACTTAGTGTTGGACTGCATGTATTGCTTACAAGTATAACTCCAGTGCTAGTAGTGTGCGTTGCCGCTGCCGCTGCTGTTAAGTTTCTAGTCGTGCCTTGGTTATACTGACTCATAGTTGCTGCCCTAGTACAACCTGTAAGGTTTCCTGCTCCAGTCGAAACACTTTTTCCAGTATAACTAATTAGTTCGTTGTCAATGTACACAGTTCCAGCAGTTGGAAAATATGTAAGATCTGCAAGTGGTACTGTAGTTTGACTAGAGTCCATTGAGTTAGTAAGATAACTATTGGCTCCGTCATTTTCAATACTATAACGCACCGGTAAGTTACCACTTCGCATATATGCTTCGTTGTTTACGTTGTTATTCTTAATTCTATGAACTGTTATCCAATTACCGTCACCACCACGTATCATGTAATCAATAAAGCCTGCGCCGTACCAACTAAACTGAATTCCAATCATTTGCATTTTTGTTAAGTCAACATTGAATCCACTAAGACCATTGCCGTCTATTGTGTCATAATTGAAATTCGCCTGATCTATTCTAGTTTCTCTTATTAAATTTGCTTTAATGCCACTTGCAGTAGTTCCACGATAATCCGGCGTTACTGTCATGCTTGTGTTAGAAGCCACATTAGTAACATAATGTGTCATACCACGTATTACCACTTTATCACCAACTCTAATTTGTTGTGTAAATCTAGTGTTAGTTCCCGTAATAGTGTTACTGTTTGCAGTGGCTGAGACTGTCCCAGTTAACTGGAACGTTGAACTTCGTCTAACCACTGAAAGCGTAGAACCGTTAAACTCCCAAAATACTCCGTTTTGATCATCAAACACTCCTGCACGAACAACTGCTCCGTGCCATCCAGTAACAAAAACTTTAGATTCAAAGTCCAATACAGGAGATGCTGATCCTAATATGTTAGTAGCTAACACAGTAAAGCTATAATCACTAACTATAGATGCAACAGTATAAGTCCCATTGTATCCAGTTGTTGTAACTCCTTCAATTTTAATAGTTGCACCCACTTGAAGACCATGATTTATGTCGTCTGTTACAACGGTGATTGTTGATCCAACAGTTGTTCCACTAGCAGTTATACTTTGAATATCATAGTTGGGTTTAAGCAACGTACCAGTTGACCAAAGAAATCCTTTACCAGATTGATAACGAAAATATTTTTTACTAACACGAACGACACTTGCACCGTATGACGGGCTTCTAGTTTCAATAATAACCCCTCCATCTTGTGGTCTATGAAGTATTGATGCGTTTGATATTGCGTAAAGTGTGATAGTTCCACCAGGTGATGTTACTACACCACCAGCTCTAGCAGTATATGTAAATGTAGTGTTTGATGGTACACTAGTAATAGTAAATGGACCACTCGCAAGTGCAGCATTGGTACCAGTTGTAAAACTTATATGTATATTTGTTCCTGGTACTAGACCATGTGGGCTAGTAGTAGTTACTGTTATAACCGATGGGTTTGCTCCGTTTGATGCTGCGCTGGTTACAGGTATAGTTGCACCAGTGTATATAGCACCACGTTTAGCCAAGGTTACTGAAGTAACTAAACTTTGACCGTTCGCAGTACCAACAACACCTCTTGCAAAATATGTAATAGTTGATGTTGTAGGAGCAGTATTGATAATAAAGTTACCATCTGCTGCACTGAAATTTGTTATACCCTTGTTTAAACCACTTATATTGATAACTTGTCCTGCAACTAATCCATGTGTAGTTGTAAATGTAACAGTTATTAAGCTGTTTGTGCTACTTGTTGTTGTAAAATCTGTTGTGATATTAGAAACAAATAGATCGATACCTGGCAAGTCATAAACACTGGGATATCCGCGTGTTATACCATAACCAGCCCATTTGGTTGGCTGAAGTCCATATTCAAAGTCAGCGTCTATTAGTGATTCTGGATTTGAAACACGCATACGTTCAATTGCATCTGTTCCAAAATTCCAAGGACGTATTTTTATCGAATCGTCAGTAGATTCTACGTATATTTGCAATCTGTCACCAGCACTCATGCTAGATGTGTTAAACGCAAGTGTTATAGTAGAATAACCCAAATCTCTCTGTGTTATATTTGGAAAATTTACAGTATCGTCTTGAGCAGCAAACGACACCGTTGTACCAGCAAAAGTTGTAGAACCAAAATTATATATTATAACATTGTCAGTTACGTTGGTTATGAGAAGAATTTGGTCTAAAGAATACTTTCCTGGGATTTTTACAGTTCCAACACCACCTGCACCTGGTGTAAAAACGTAATCTTTTATCATTATTTTTGCCATATCTTTTCCTTATCCCAATGCTATAGCTAGTGCGGCTGCTTCAGCTTCAGTTAGACCGCCTGCAGATCCAGTATATCCACGTGGTCCAAGCGAACTGTAAACCTGCCAAGTTGTTCCATCATAAACAAATTCAACTCTTGTTTGACCAATATCTAGAAGAAAATCATCACTGTATCCTTCAATAGTATTTCCATTTCTACCAACAGTTAAATTGTTTATTTTCCAGTTATATTTATCAAGTATTATTACAGTA